GTGGATTGTAACTTGTACTTTTCCCCATTACGCTCGAAAGCGAAACGATTTTAGAAATTGGCAAAATTTCCTCTTGCTTTCACATCACAACTTGTGGTATCATGAAGCACAGCGAGACGGGAAACCGCCTTTGCTCACGGAAAGCATAGCATAGCATTGGAGGTGAATCAAGATGGGAATGTCAACACGTATTGGAAGGAAGGTAACTGTAACCACATGTACATGCGTGATTGTGAATGGGCGAGACGTCGAGCATGAGGAAGTGGAGCTTTACGGAGATTACAATGACGTAACGCGAGCTACGAACGCTGTTCGTAAGAAGCTAGGAACGCAGCAGGTTTTGGTCGAATCTGTGAAGCATCGAAGTGCATACTACTCGATGCCAATTGAGAAGTTCGTGCAGGAAGCAGACCAAGTAACTGAACGTAAATCATTTGATGAAGAGGAGTAACTAAAATGGCAGAGAACATCGTGAAGTCTGAGAACGCAGCTATCGTCGAGGACAATGCGTTCAACATTCCGCAGGGATATGTTTGTACTCTTGACATGACTACCACTGAGGGTAAGAAGCAGGTCGCACAAGCACTTAATGGTTCCACTCCGCTCAAGGACAAGATGAATGAGGTCATTAACCTGATTGGAGTTATCACTACTCCAGGTACTCGTGCCGTGTCTGGTAATGACTGCACCAACAACTATCTTATTGCGGATGACGGAACTGTTTATTTCTCGCAGTCTGATGGCGTGACTCGTAGTGTCAAGGTAATCGTTGCTCTTTGGGGTGAGGAGCTTGCCAACGGGAATAGTGTTCCTGTCAAGTGCATTACCCAGCAGCTCAACAACGGCAACACTCTCAAGACCATCGTGCCTGCATAAGACCAAACGCAAGATATAACGACTCGGAGCGCGGAGCGGAGGAAAATAAACTCCGTTCTGCGCTTTTATTTTCTCTAAGGAGGTGTTGATATGTCAAGCAATTATCAACGCGCTAGGAATGCGCGAGACAAGGCGCAACGTCGAATAGCTGACTTGAAAGCGCAGCTTAACGACACAACAAATGCAAACATAAAGAGCCGCATAAGAAAGGACATAAAGCGCATACAGAGGGCCATAAGCAATACGCGAACCTACAGCACAAAGACTGGCAAGAGGATGCACACGAGCAAGCAGGTTGCACGAGGAATAGAAAAGCTAAGTAGCCTACTTGAAGAGTTCCCGCTGAAGGTTCCAAGGCAAAAGAACAAGTCGTTCGAGGTTCGAATGAACATGGCATCGAATCAGCGCATTCAAGGTCCATCACAGAGCATAGAACGTACTGCTGGTGAGGAGATTAGCGGACTCACTAAGTCACAAGTACAAATATTCTATCGTGCAACACAGAAAGCATGGCAGAATGTTCCAGTTGAGCAGCGAAATGAAGCCATATTGAAATACTATCATCAGCGTGACCTTGAAAAACTTTTCAATGATGTTCTTTCAGGGCAGCGCAACAAGGACGTAGAGAAAGCAAACGAAATCCTTGCAAATCCAGATGACTACACTGATGCTGAAAAGAAGTGGGCATATGAAACCATACAGGACAATGACGACGAGTTTCGTTATGTTTCGGCTGTATCTGGCGCAGTATCAGCAGAGATTTCTCCGGTCGCTCCAATGTAGCGAATACGATACTACTGACGATGTTGCTCTGGAAGATGATGCTATGAGGAAACGCAGGAAGTTTGAAATAGCAGCGTCATACGATACAGAGACAACGAACATAGGAGAGGGAGAGGATACAAGGGCTTTTCCAGTTTTGTTCATAGATAACCGTATCGTACACGTTGACTTGCGTAATTATGAGCCTGAACGCGATGATGACATTAGGTTCTACAGGCACGAGGAAGAAATGATGCAGGCCATACGCGACTACATAAAGATTGGGCAAATTGATGGCAAGGTTCCAATTATTTGTGCGTATAACCTGATGTTCGATTTACAGCCATTAATGGAACTGCTTGACTCAGAATATGACATGCAGGTAAATGCTCAGAGCAGCACTAATGTATACACTATAGATTTGTACGAGCAGGACACAGACAACATGCTACTGCGTTTCTGGGACACATATCATCTTGAGATGCGCGGATTGGCCGCAATGGGAGAGACGGCAGGATTACCAAAAGCCATTGGTGATTGGAACTATGACTTGATTCGCACACCAGATACCGAACTGTCTGATGATGAAAAGTTTTACGCAGGGCGAGATACGCAGGTCATACCAATGTATCTTAGGTATCTTCTACGATCAAACGAGTGGATGAAGCAAGAGGACTTTGGAAACAGAGTGCTTACCAAAACGTCAATAGTTAGACAGATGGCTAGACGCGAGATAGGTAGGATACAGGTAGGTAAGCATGATGGAAAGAAACTATCGCTCGACAAGGCATTCATGGAACACTGTAAAGCAGAGGATGCTCATACGTTCGCTCAATACGCATTACGCAAGGCTTGCTTCCGTGGAGGATTCACGTTCACTTCTGCTGCTACTGCAAGCATGGTTGTACACAACGTTGTATCACTTGATGTAACCAGTATGCACCATACGTTTATAAATGGTCGGCTGCAACCAGAAGAGTTCGTAGTATGTTCTAATCACGACATTGAGGTGTTTTGCAAAAGGATACTAAACACGAAACTTGAAGAGATTCTTTCGCATTATGAGAAGCCATTCGATGTAGCTATACATGCTCGCGTGAAACTAACAAATGTACGAATAAGAAAGGGAACGTGTTTCGATGAATGGGGCATAGCCCTAGAGCCCGCATCCAAGTTCAAGCGTTCGTTGCAGTATGAGGAAAACTATGGTGAGGATGCGCGTAATGTAGAAGCAGACAACTACATCAGAAGCTATGGATGGCATGACGTTGTAACAGGAGGAAAGTTCGCGTTCGGAAAGCTGTATGCAGCGAAAGAGGTGATAATGAATCTTTCCGAGCTGGAACTTTGGTGCATGGGACAAGTATACGAGTGGGATTCTCTGGAATCACTGTTTGGTGAGGCATCAGCAAAGTTCAGGGTTCCACCAGATTTCGTGACGCTTCAAAGCAACGAGCTTTTTGAGATGAAGAGCGCAGCCAAGTTCATAAGCAAGCACTATAACTATGGTGAACCGTATAAGTACAATCTATCAGGCATTCCAGATGGTATTGCGAAAGAGCTGCAAGCTGGAACGTGCAATCCACAGTTCTTCGAGAGCTGGTATACTGGAACCGTAAAGGGTATGTTCAACGGTATCTATGGAACACAGGCTCAGGACGTTCGCAGACCATCCTATAAGGTGCAAAACGGAGAGTTGGTAATTGATGATGAAACGAGAGTCACGGCAGAAAACTACGACGAGCACAAGCCAGGGAATTTGCGAGTGCTTTATACCTACGGACTGCGCATCGTGGGTGGAAGCAGGTTGCATATGGTCATCTCGATGGAACTGCTCCACAGGGCGATGGGAGCTCGTTGCCGTGTGTTGGGTGGGGACACAGACTCGATGAAATGCGCCTGTGACGCAGACGTTACGGACGATGAGCTGGAAGCTGCATTGGAGCCTATAGCAGTTGCATCTAAGAACGCAATAAACGTTGCAATGAGACGTGTGCGAAAGACGTTTCCGAAGATGGCATCCACATTGCATGGAATCGGCTCGTTCGACATAGAGAACAGAGGGCACCACTACGAGACGCACATAGAGCTTTGGAACAAGTGCCGCGTGTCTTTCGACGGCAAGGCCCATGTCACGTGCGCAGGTCTTAGGCGTCCAATCGGTCAGATAAACATGGAAACAGTCATAACGGAACTGGCAAAGCACTATCCGATAGATTACGTGTTGCAGGAGACTATTGGCTACAACGTGTTCGTGGAACCATCCGTGTCGCACGCATTGGAAAAGCACCAGCCACGTGCCAACAGCAGGTACGACAAAGACGTGACCGATTGCAACGGAATCACGCGACACGTAACGTCGCACCAGTCACCAGCGCTGTACCCAGCGGGAAGGTGGTTGGGAGAGACGCTGAAGGCCACGAACCTCAGTAGCGTCACGTACCTGCGCGACGTGTATGGTCGTGAGGTTGACACCACATGCCGCTACGTCGGGACGGACGGAAACCGCATATGGGTGAAGCGAGACGGCGATAACGGCATAGAGACTATCATGGAGTGCGAAGTGGAGAAATGAAAAAATACTACGACTGGGAAAAGACCCTCTCGTATGACGCTGACGTTACTATGGTAATCGGAGCTCGTGGCGTTGGAAAGACGTTCGGCCTGCGCAGGCAGTTCATACGCGACTACCTGCGCCACGAGTGGCGTTTCGTTGAAGTTACGCGATACAAGAACGAGCTAAGCGGAGTTTCTGATGGCTACTTCAACAGGCTAGAAAAACTGCCTGAGTTCAAGGATTACGTGTTTCGAACTGACGCTCGTTATGCTTATATCGCAAAGAAGCCAGACGATGAAAAGAAGAAGCCGTTCTGGAAGATGTTCGGTTATTTCGTAGCGCTCAGCGACGCGCAGAGGATGAAGAAAAGAACGTTTGACAACGTAAGGAGGATTCTGCTCGATGAAGCCATATTGGAACGGTCGGACAGGTATCATCGCTATCTGCCTAATGAGTTCGGCGTACTGGCTAACTTGGTTGATACTGTCTCTCGTGAACGAGCGGATACCAAGGGTGTCACTCCCCGTGTTTATCTACTTGGTAATGCTTGTGATTTGGCTAATCCTTATTTTGCGGCATATGGAGTAGGAACAGACCTGAAATTCGGCTATAGGTGGTACGCCGAAAAGACGTTCCTGATGCACTACGTACCAGCAGGAGAGTACGGTACGCAAAAGGCGATAGGTACAGTTGCAGGACGAATGATGGCCAACACCGAAGCGGGAAAGGTGGCTTTGGAAAACGAGTTCGTGCGAATCAACTCGGAGTTCGTAAAGAAAAAGCCGAAGAACGCGCGTTTTTCGTTCGGCATAGTGTGCAATGGTAATAAGTTCGGAATATGGCTAGACCAGATGGACGGTTACTATCACGTTACCGACAACATACCTAACAACACTGGAAGGCCAGTCTACTCGCTTACGCGGCAGGACGCATCAATAAACTACGTGGCTGCAACGCATTTGGGAAGCACAATGAGATACGTGTTGGACATGTACACATATGGGTTACTCAGGTACGAGAGCGAGGACGTTATGATGAAGTTCGGTGACGTGCTACAGATGTTCGGAATAAGGTGAGAGGATTACAAATGGCAACATGTGGTGATTGCACTTATTTCACAAGCTGCTTCAACAGTCACGAACAGCCCAACAACGAGGACCACGAGATATGCGGTCGATACGCAAGACATGAGCATGAGTTTTCTAGAAGCGACTTGGAGCATCCGAAGAGATACGTTCACGGCAGCGTGGAATGCTTCGACATGCTGGAAGCGGCGCTGTCACCAAGGGAGGTGATTGGTTTCTACAAGGGATGCATTCTCAAGTACATCTGGCGCGAGCGGGACAAGGGAGGTTGGTACGACTTGCAGAAGGCCGAGGTCTATGCTAGACGCCTGAACGAGTTCTGTGCTAGAATAGGCTTGTCGGGTGACGTTCCGCATGATGTGAGTATTGGCTGTGCGAGAGATACGGATTGAGTTCCGCGCACGCCAAGCGAACCCTATCAGTCGTTTCAACGGATTGCGGTTTTCGTTCGTTCGACGTATAATGTGGCTAGGAGCTGCACGGCAGTCTCCTAGCCGCTTTGCCATATAAAGTCGTTACGCTGGAAGGAGAAACACATGGGAGATACTGACGACATTGACGAGACGCAAGACGATGTGCAGGAGGCGAACGAGGACAACACAGAAGCACCAGATACGGGACAGACGGGCAGCGACACTGGTTCTGACACCAGTAACATCGACTCTCGACTCGATGCCATCGAGGAAATGATTCAGCGCATGAACGGCACCATGAACAAGATTGTGTCCGCGCAGAGCGCGCTCGTAGGAAACGGCGTAATCTATGACGTGGACGATACCGACCCATCTGACGATGACAACGTCGACTCTGCAAAGAGCAGCGTACTCGACCTGTCCATTGACGACATTGATTAGGAGCATGAGACATGCCAACTGACAACGCAACCATCATCAGGGATATTTGGCTGAATGGAACCAACGACTTCCAGCAGCGAGTCCCAGACCCCACTCAGGGCAACATTCAGGCAACCATCGACGCGCTGTTCGAGCCGATGAACAGGCAGTATTTCAACCAGTTCATCGACCAGCTCGTCATGCGCATCGGAGACACGTTCGTGCATCAGCAGAGCTACAAGAATCCGCTTGGAGTCTTCAAGAAGAGCAAGATGATGTATGGCGACACCTTGCAGGAGATTATCCCGAAGTGGATTCGAGCGCATTCGTATGTGGATGACGCGGAGGACGTGTTCAAGATGGCACGTCCAGAGGTCGCAACTTGGTACCACTCCCAGAACCGTCGTGACCGCTACGACATTACCATCAACGACGTAGAGCTGCGTACCGCGTTCACCGACAACTACGGACTCAACAAGCTCGTCGCGGCAATTCTCTCCGTTCCGATGAACAGCGACGAATACGACGAGTATCGAATCATGATGCAACTCATTGCCTACTACGAGCACGCATGGGGATTCTACAAGCACAAGCTCACTGGCGCGCCAACAACCGAAGCGACTGGCAAGGAGTTTCTTGCGGCTGTTCGTTCCATGGCTGGAAGGCTGAGGTTCCCGAACACCATTTACAACTCTGGCGCAATCGAGGACGTTCCCGTTTTCGTCAAGCCGACCGAGCTCGTTCTTCTCATTACTCCAGACGTTCAGGCAAACGTGGACGTGCAGACGCTCGCTGGCGTGTTCCAGCTCGACAAGGCCGACATCAAGTATCGCACCGTGCTCGTTGACGAGTTCCCTGTGAACGATTGCGTCGCGCTTCTCACCACTGAGGACTTCTTCCAATGCAAGGATACCGTTTACGAGACTACCAGCGCCTATAATCCTAAGACCCTTGGAACCAACTATTTCCTGCATCACTGGGGAATCTACAGCGTTTCGCCGTTCGTTCCAGCAATCATGTTCACCACTGGCGATGGTACCAGCGTTACCACTGTGACGCAGTCCGTGACTGGAATGACCGCAACAATCGACAACGAGACTCCCGACAAGGGCGATACCACGGCAATCAAGGTTAAGCTCACTGGTACGCTCGACCCAGCAAACGTCGATGGAATCAAGGTTGCTCCCAATGCTGCGACCTACGAGACTACAGTCAAGACTTCCACTGGCGATGTGGTAAACAGCCCTGCCACGCGAGTTGACGAGTACGGAGTTCTCCATGTCTCCAACAAGCTCAACTATGGCGATGTAATCACGGTCAAGGTCACTAGTTCCTACGTCAATCCCAGTGGCAAGACCAGCGAGTACACCGCAACCGTAACTGCCACTGTAACGGCGTCTGCGTAATACCGTCACTCTGCACTTGGCTGTTGCATCTGTCGTGGCGGAACTGATTTTCTATTATCAGTTCCGCCACATCTCATAACGAAAGGAGGTTGCATGGACTTCTCGCATCTGGCGGACACCAAGTTTCCAAACATTGATACCGCTTCTCCGTATGCCTTAAAGAACACGTTCGACTACACTCGATGGGTTCCAGACACTAAGATTCATCTTGTAAACGTATTGTGGAACAACGATTACACAAACGTGGTTAAGTTCGAGGACGACAATGCAAGAGACAAATGGTTCGACGCGATTGAGGACTCGTTCACGCTCAAGCTCACGAGCAATGCCAGGGTCGTTCCAGACGGCTCAATCAAGCTACCTCTGCCATACGACGTCGCATGTAGATACAACTACCTGTTTGTGGACATTCCGCTCGCAACGTCAAAGGAAGCGCTCATACAGAACGAGACTGATTGCGGCGTTCGTCGTTGGTACTTCTTTGTCGGCGATGTGTCTTACTCTGCTCCTAATACTACGGTTGTTTATCTGCAACCTGACGTATGGACTAACTTTATTGATAGCGCTCGTCTCACTTACATGATGCTTGAAAGGGGACACGCCCCAGTATATGCGTCTGATGTTGACACGTATCTGTCGAACCCGATTAAGAACAACCGATACCTGCTTGCCCCTGACGTGAACTTCGATGACGAGTCAGTCGTGCGAGACTCAAAGTATATACCTGTAGGCTCTGGAACCAAGTACATCGTAATTGCCAGCACGGCTGGATACAATCAGATTCAGAGCGGAGCACTTGGCACCATACAGGCAGGAAATTCGTTCACCAACCCAACGTACTCCGACACTTCTGACTGGTATGGCTATCAGTTGCAGGTAAACGGATACGGATTCGGAAACGGAAAGGATTACTCGCAGCTAGACGCAAAGGTGAACATGTACAACAGGCCGGGAAACAACATGCCGACGTCGCTTAACACCTACGCGATTCCAGCAAGCGACGGCAGCTTCCTTGAGGATTGCAGAAACCGTAACCCTGCTTTCCTGCGCACCATAAAGGCCATGTTCGTCGTGTCCGAGGAAATGATTTCGCTAGACTCAGAGTTTACGTTCCTTGGGCACATAATCTACTACGTAACTGGAACGAACAGGACGCTGGAAGGATACTCCCTATCTAAGGACATGTTCCACTTCGACGCAGACGAGGAGCGTTTCGCAAAGCTGTACACTTTCCCATACTCGCGCATAGAGGTGTCCGACAACTCTGGAAAGACGTCTGAGATTAGAATAGAGAACACCAGCTCCATTGGTGCAAGGCTTCTTACCAGCGTGGCGTTTCCGATACTTGACTGTCGCGTGTACCTTACTGGCGTGAACGGCGAGGGTTCGCAGAGCTACGTGTGGAAGAACCTGAACGGGGACGAACTTGACAGGCAGGTTCCAAACGGAGACTGGGGAAGCCTGCTGTTCGAGCTGGACATTCCAACGTTCGCCCTGTACATCGATGCAGAGACGTCATACATGCTCGACTCGTATTCAAGCTCGCTCACCAACGCGCGAGAGCTTGCGCTTACCGCGTACCACAATTCAGTACGCTCGGCCAATCTCGGATACGTAAACGGAGTGGCATCCGCAAGTAACTCTCACGAAATCAGCGTAGGCGATGCCAACACGGCGCAGGCCAACGCGAACGCATCTGCATCGACGGCAAACAGCAATGCGATAGACTCTGCCAACACGGCGCAGGCAAACGCAAACGCGATGGCAGGAACGACGCGAACCAACACGAACAACATGGCAAGCGCCGCGCGCAACAACACGAACGCCACGATAGCCGCCGCATCCGCAAACGCGAGCGAATCCAACTCCGCGTCGTCCTATGTCATGACCAACCAGAACACGATAGCGCGATGGGACACGAACGACTCCAATTATGTCTCGATTTCAACGACCGAAACCAACAATCAGACGTCAATCGCAACGACAAGGACGTCTGGGCAGGCTGGAATAGCGTCAAGCATGGCAAGCGGAGCTGTGTCAGGAGCGATGACAGGTGGCGGCGACCCAGTGATGGGCGCCATAGGTGCCATTGCAGGCGGTGTCACTGGTTGGGTGACTGGTTCGATAAGCGCGGATGCGGCCAACTCCAACGCATCAATGATGGCTCAGGCGGCGTCTGACGTAACCGACGCCACAACCAACGCAAACAGCAACATCGTTGGCAGGCACATCATGGCTGGCCAGCAGAACACCGACCGAATGAACCAGGCACGCACCAACCAGACGAACAACAACAACGCGGCTCTAGGAACGCAGCGTGACAACAACTACAGCGCGGCTACAACCAATGCGTCGAACCTGTACACAACTCAGACTGGAAACAGCGCGAGGACTCGCAACACAGCGGTAAACAATGCCAATCGTCAGTACGACACAAGCGTCGCAAACGCAAGCAGAACCCATACGGAAAGCATATTCGACGCCGACAACATACTGGCAACCAGCAATGCCAACAGCACGAGGTCTAGGGAGATAGGCGTACTCAACGCAAAGGAAACTCTAGAGACTGCTCAGGACACTTCCAGAAACAGGCTTCTGGACGCACGACGAGGGGCACCAGTTCAGCTTACTGAGACAAGCGGCGATGGCGCAAACATGTACTATGGACAGAACGGCATACAGTTCAGGCTGAGGACACAGAGCGATTCTGCCATAGCGCAGACTGCGGCCCAGTTCGCACGATACGGATATGCGCTGAACCAAATCTGGGACGTTGAGTCAAGCGGACTTAACCTCATGAAGCACTTCACGTATTGGAAGGCGTCAGACATCTGGGTTGACGTTCGCAACGTCGCAAGCTCTGAAATAGGGGCGGCAATACAGAGAGTGTTCGAGAACGGCGTGACCGTCTGGTCCAACCCAGACAAAATCGGAAAGGTGGGAATATATGACAACTGACAACGCTTCCAGCACTACCGACGAGAGCACCAAGACAACTGCCGAGGAAACAGGCACCACGACAGACGAAACAGGAACCACAGATAGCGGAGAGACGAGTGGCGAGCAGCCAGTACAGCGCTCCGTCCACGAGCTTCTGAAACTGGGCACGTTCCAAGGAATGACCGACGCGGAGATTCAGTCCCTAATCGACTATTATGTCGAAGTGGCGCACAACGACGAGCACACCAAGGCGGTTCAGGCCACGGAGATTCAGACGATGAACGCCCAGTGTGCCGCATACGACTCGCTGCGAGACGATGCGAACAGCGTCTTGAAGCAGGTGTTGGCAGCGCCTCTGAACCTTGCTATAATAGACGAGAGCGGAAACGAGGTGTAGGAATGAGCAGACGTGGCGGAAAGAAGCGCAACGCTCCGAATCCTTGGAACGGTCGCGCCGATTACGGAAACTGGGAGTATTGGCAAAGCGCGTCAGCCAATCAGCGCACATATCTATACTATGTAGACATCATCACAAAGATGGCGCTGAGCCGCTTCCGCTGGATTAACCTGCCTGAAACATGCGACGAACGCTATCTGGAGATGACTCTCGTTACGCAGGGAATCGCATCCATCGCATTCCCGCGAAAGATGGAGGGAACGTTCCTCTCTCTCCAATGCGCACAGCAGGGACAGCCGAACATGTACGACAGACCGATACGATGGCTTGCAATCGGTCAGAACGGCAGCAGGTACTCGTGTGACGCAAAGAACGGCGTAGTCGTGTTCGACAACGAGACGCGCTATCCTCTCATGGATGGAATAAGGCTGTACGCAAACGAGCTCACGCACCTGCGCCTTACGCGCCGCATGAACAGGATGCACCAGCAGATTCCATTCATCCTCACTGGTCCGCAGGAGAAAAGGCAGGACATGGTCAACCTGTTCAAGCAGGTGGCTGGTGGGGAGCCTGCGATTCTGGCAACAGATGACATTCAGCAAATCGGATACGATGCAATGTCCACTGGTGTCGAGTTCATCGGCGAGCAGTTGGCAGTAGACGAGCAGAACATATGGAGCCGAATATACACCATGCTTGGCTTGACCAACACGACGATGAAGCAGGAGCGAATGACCGAGGACGAGATTCGAGCACAGAAGGCGCCATCCGAGCTTGTTCTCGAATCGTGCCTTATCGAGCGCAGAAAGGCTGCAAGGGAGCTTAACGAGCGGTTCGGCGCATACCTAAAGGCACCAATCGAAGTCGTGATGCGTCAGGACAACGAGAGCAAGAACTGGAACATAGCGCACAACGTGAAGTCGCAACTCGAAGCAGGTGACTAGCATGAGGACAACCGACAACATAGAGCTTGACGGCGAATGCGACTATCCCGATTACCACGCAGTAGTTACCATTCAGCTGTGCGAACTGATTAACGACAATTTCTGCGACGATTCGTTCACTGGCTGGGAGTGGCCGAAATACGACGACGCTCAGGACGCGCGATTGAGAAAGAAGATTTCAGACCACTATTGGTTCCGTGAGATAGCGCTTGTTCCGCCTGGACTCTGGAAGCACGAGTTCATACGAAAGATGAACGAGATAATGCCAAAGTACATTCCACTTTACAAGCTGATGGACGAATCTCCAGAGCTGTTCGGTGGCGATTCCGAGTGGTACAAGGGGCGCGACATCTATTCTGACTTCCCACAGACACAGCTGAGCGGAGACAACGGAGACTACGCAAGCAGCGGAAACGACAGGGAGTTCCAGAGGATTCGACAGGCCGATTTCATTGACACTGCAAAGCGGCTGCAAGACTACAACGACGTCGACCTGTTGATTGTGAACGACATGAGTTCGCTGTTCTCGTGCCTTTTCACGGTAAACACAAACAGCTACTAGCATTGGGATGTGAGATATGAATGTAATTGACTGGACCGTCGTTATTCCATGCATAATGATTGTTTTCGACTTGGCAACTGGCTACATTGCGGCCATGTTCATGGGAACCGTCGACTCCAAGAAGATGCGTAATGGCATATACGGAAAACTTGGAGAGCTGTTCGCAATCGTGCTCAGCTACTTCCTAGAGTTCGCCATATCGGTATATGGCTCAACGGCGATTGGCATTAACGTTTCCGTACCAATTGGGGCAGGAATGTGCGCATATGTCACTTTCACTGAGATTGTTAGCGTAATAGAGAACATAGGATGCATGAATCCAAAGACAGGCGCAAAGCTGGTAGAAATCATCGGAATAAACCCAGACAAGGTAAATCTCTCGCCGAAGGGAGATGACGATGATGCCTAAAGGCATAAGTGATGGCGGAATGTACCACATCGTACCGTATGGTTCGTACACGGCCTACACGCCTGCGCTACCGCAGTTCTACTGGGACGTGTATAGTGCCGAGCAGCGCGTCAAACACATCTGCTACGAGATAGACAAGCTGGCAAATTACGCAAACTATCTGGCAGACACAATCAAGAAGATAGACGCAGTCTCGCCAGACGAGTTCGCCAGATACAAAGACAAGCTGGACTCTGAAATAGCAGCTCTAAAGACTGAGATTTACGACTTGCAGGTTGGTGCCCTCTCATGGAACGTACAGCATGGAGAGTACACGTCAAGCAAGCAGTCACAGCGAGACATGTTCAATGACATAACCGTACATGCAATCACTGTCAAAGAGCTCAACTCCCTCGACATGACTGTTTCCGAGCTGTCTGATTGTGGCTTGAACGTCCGTGGCCTTGCAGTCATGAGCAAATGGCTTACAGATAAATTTGAGCTTGATGACGATTTCAAGCCAATTGACTAGCAATGAAAGGAGTTTTGTAAATGGCTACTTCCTATACACCAAACTACAAGCTCGACCTGTACACTGACACCGACAAGCCAAATCTCCGCGACCAGTACAACGGCGCGATGAACAAGATTGACTCGCAGTTCACTACCGTTTCAAACAACATCGTCGTAGCCATCGAAGCGGCCAATCAGGCAAAGGAGAAGGCCGAATCCGCATCAGATTCAGCCGAAACTAACGCACAGTCAATCGCAACGCTCAATAACACTGTTTCTGGCATCGACACGGCATACAAGGCAGCTGACAGCTCAATCATTGACGCATACGAAGCGGCAGATGCAAAGCTGTCTAGCGACATCACGTCTGCATACAAGGCGGCAGACAGCGAGATTGAGACTGCATACAAGGCGGCAGACAGCGAGATTGAGACTGCATACAAGGCGGCAGACAGCGCGCTTGCGGCTCGATTCCCAATCAAGTCGGCTGACATTGCAGACGGAGCGATAACTGAAAGCAAACTATCCGCTGACCTGCTTAAGCCATCCAACAGCGGAATATCTGCATCAGACAATCTGAAAGTCCTGTATGTCGGAGACTCCTATGGAGTGCCAACTAGCTATAACACTCAAACTCCGATTCCTATGGCAATCCAAAACATAACCAACTGGACAGTAACCAATGATTGCAAGGGCAACCGAGGCTATATTGCCAAGGGAAACGGAGGAGACAACAGGAACTTCCAAGAGACAATAAACAGCTACTCTGGTGAATACGACCTGATTATCATAGCTGGCGGAAGAAATGATAGCGGCTATACGACGAATGACAGCAGCGCCGAATATTCTGCTGCTTTGAACTGCTTCAATACAGCGCATTCCAAGTTTCCAAATGCAAAGATAATCGCTGTGCCAATGCTTTGGCATGACAGCGGTCTGACCTCTAGCGCGTCAAACGCATACATTGGAATCGTTAGCGCGGCAAAATACGCAATTGGAACCTATTGTGTTGAAGGCGCGCAATCTTGGGGGCTGGATTTCACCAATTGGCAAGAGGGTGGCATCCATCCTGATACCAGCATTGCAGAATCGTATGCACGACATATTGTTAACGCAATATGCACCAACTTCGATGGATGGGTTTCCTACAATAAGCATGTAAGCGTAGGTAGCGACTGCGACCTGTACTTTGCGTATAGTCACGGAGTGTACAGTGTTAATGGCACAATTAAAGGCACCTATACCCTTGCTAAATCTAATATGCCACACTGGTTCGCACCAAAGGTTTCATCTAACAACTTTACTGCAAACGTCTTGACAACTGGCGGATATTGTGCTGTGTTTATCGACCAAAATTCTGTAAGTGTGTTTGGAACCCCAGCTGCGGATGCGCTGGTAAATTGGAGCAGCTCACCATTCGGAAGCGCAGAGTAGCAAAGGAAGCAACAGGAGTAATATATGCTCAACGGAATCGACATATCGAACTGGCAGCGTGGATTCAATCTGAAGGCAACCAGACCAGGCTTCTGCATCGTCAAGGCAACGGAGGGAACCATCTTCGTTGACAGGTCGTGCGACCCATTCGTGCAGGAGTGCATCAGGCTTGGCATTCCATTCGGCTTCTACCACTTCGCTCGAACCAATGGAGGAGCAAGGGAAGCACGCTACTTCTACAACCAGACTAAGAACTATGTCGGCAAGGGAATCCCAGTCCTAGACTTCGAGGACAGGCGAAACGACAACCATTACATTGACGAGTTCGTCAAGGAGTACCATGCGATAACTGGCGTATACCCATGGGTCTACATGAGCAGCGACTTCGTCAACAATCGAGGATACGGCTCTGATTTCGTAAAGAGTAACTGCGGACTTTGGCTTGCAGGGTATCCGTCTCGTGCCACTATGTATCCGACCGTCAAGACGTGCCCTTACAAGCATAGCGGATGGACTCTGGCCGCATGGCAGTTCACTGACAATCTCAGCATCGGAGGAATGCACGTAGACGGAAACATCTTCTATGGTGACACCAGCGCTTGGAAGATGTACGTCTCTGGCGGAAAGGAGACGAATGGCGCATCCATTGATGGCTCTGCATACTCTCTGGCAAGGCGTGTAATCAACGGAGAGTTCGGAAACGGCTCCTCTCGCAAGGCGGCTCTTGGAGATAGGTATTCAGAGGTGCAGGGAGCCGTGAACGTGCTGCTCAATGGCAGCGATACAGAGCTTGCAAAACTCGTCATCTCTGGAAAGCTGGGAAACGGAGCGGAGCGAAAGGCAATTCTAGGCTCTAGGTATGCGGCCGTTCAAAAGAGGGTAAACGCCATGCTCTAGTAGATAGGAGAAATCTCGGGACCAGCTAATTTCTCAAAATTAGATTAGTTTCATAGCTTCACGTGGCATTGCGCCCAGTCCAAAAGACTGGGCGCTTTTGTTTGGTGAGATATTCTACTGAAAAATTATGGCCTTGGAGGGGTCGACACCATACGCCCTCGCGCGCTTCAAGGGAATATGAGAGCGTGTACATATGTACATATGTTCATATGTAAACGAACACGTGTTTTACGAACACACGTTTGCACCAAAAAAAATTTTCTAAATTTCCGTTGCGCTCCGTGGCGCGACGTGTTACTATGTAGTCAAGCAAGGCGCAAAAGCGCAACATATCGACTAGGAAATGAGGTAACGAAATGGATGCAACCATTTACGCAGGGTCTTACGTAAAAGAGACTTTCGAAAGCGACTTTAAGTCGCTTGTGAACGATATTGCTATGAGCAACGACTCAGTGAACATGTATCTGAACACACAAGATGGAGAGGGCGCACATTTGCTAGGAAACCACGCTTATGCATATGAGTACCTAGCATTTATGAACGCGCTTGAAGCGGAAATTTCTACGCATGGCGTGGCTATCGTGGTAGCAACCGACTACAGGAACGATGTTCATTCGGTTTTCGTCGTGTGTGCTGATGATTAGTAGTAAGTGACTTAATGCGTGATACTAGGCATATCGCCTAGTATCACGCACAAGAAACGACGTACTTAGATTAAGGTGAATGCAATGACTGATACTAGAGATATAGCGATTGACGTGCTTGACAATCTAGAGTATAGGTTAGGCGTTTTTGACGACGTTTTGAGGTCTTTGGATACTGATACGCTTGTGGATATTGCGCTGTATCTCATGCGCATTAATGGAGATGATGCGGAACTTGAAGCAGAAGAACTGAAGCAGATTAAAGACTATGCAAACGTTCATGGGATTGAAGGGTAACAATGGCTACTAACGTTTGGGGTTGCGATTATAGGATGTGCGTATCAGAACGTGCGTTTGCCGATTATCAGACGCGAGACGAACAACGCGAACTTCTGCAAGCGTACAGACGCGCTGGAATAAAGCGTTTCCACTATACGAATTCGGGCACGCTTGAGTATACGCATTTCAAATGGTTCGTATCCTATT